GGCGGCATTTCTTGTTCTGATAATATATGATTTTTCTCCCCACCTACAGCCCCTAATGTTGGATAATTTACTGAATCATATCCAATAGAAACTTTTCCTTTTCGGTCTCTTGTTCCATTATTACCGTTACAAATTGCCCATCCTGCACGCTCATTAATACCTAATCCTGTTCCGTCAAAATTAGCAGTCATATAAGCGTTGGTGACATCTATTTCTTTTATATCACCAGGTAAAGCCAATGATAAATGATCTTTCAGCCATTTGGTACGATTCGCCAATGCTTTTGCTTGTTTATTAGAGATTCCATCAACACCGCCTTCGACTGGATCTGTAATTTCTAATTGATAAATGAATTCATCAAAATTTGATATTTCTGTGATATTTGCCATTTATAAGTTTTTAGAATGAAATTATCCAGTTACCATTCAAAATGATATCTGAATTTTTGTTTATCAATTCGCGTGTTTTTCTAGCGAATAATGTCAAGTCTTCGCAAACCAAACCAAATTCTCTAATTCCTATTCCGTTTGCTTCTGATGCACCAATCGAAAAATCAAATCTAACGCTAGAAATAGTTGGATAGGTAACTGTGCCTAGGTTTTTTGTAAAAGCCCCTGTAATTGCATTATCTGATCCTGATGGAGCCGTTCCATTGGTTCCTACAGATATTTTGGACAGTCTTTTTCCTGATGTAGCAGCTCCTAATAAATTCATTACAGCCGAACGACCTCCGTTTACCACTAAATTATTATCGGTATATTTTTCGATAATAACTCCATTTTCCACAACTTCAAGATAAAATTTACCTTTAAGATTTTCTATTTTTTCAATCATTTTTAAACATTTTGAATATTTATAATCAATGAATCATTCGATTCGATATATTTAATTGAGCCGTTATAATTATATGTTCCATCATAGAATCTGGAAATATATCCTAAATCTTCTTCCATTGATGGAGCTTCATAATTTATATTTAGAGTATCATTTATTTCATCCAATGTATCAGACAATGATAATTTATATGAAATACCTTCAAGAAATGATCTAGCCGGCTTATACTCTCTGACTAACTTAGCTAAATCACTTTGAGAAGTACCTCCGACACTTACTGTATCTCCTAAAACTGATTCTATTTTGAATCTAGCCCAATCAACAGAAGGATCTCCCATGTCAACACCTTCAATTAAAATAGCATCTGTATATCCTACGGTGATCATCGCTTGTTTGATAGCCCACACGGTACCGGCATATCTTTTTAATTCAATAGCTTGTTTTATAATTGATCTGCGTTGTTCATCTGTAGTGGCTAATCCATAACCTCTGAATCCTTCAACATCAAATTGATTCGCCAAAACAGGCAAAGCAGAAGATGAAACTGTATCAATTATGTAAACCAATAGATTTTCGATTTCTATTTTATTAAGTTGAGCATTGGCCATAGCATCAAATGCGGCCAAATGCGGCACGTTTGCAATTGAATCGGCTAATATGTTGTTATTGCTTGCCATTACCCTTCATTTGTTCCAGTTACAGTCACAGTAATTGCTGTAATATTAGCAAATTCAGTTGATGCTAATATTAAATCTGTTGCTGGTGATGACACATTTGCCTTATACACACCATCAATCATGCATAGTGATTTAATTTGATCTATTACAATATCTTGACCAAGCAATTTTCTTTTGCCATTTTTGAAATTTTCCAAATTAGATTGTACAATTGGTAAAATATCCGATTGTACAGCTCCTTCATACAGTATCAAACCAACAGTTATAGCTGTATTAATTGGAGTTGGAGAAGTCACCAAAACTGTATCATTCAAAGGTCTTATTTTTTCAGCACTCAAAACAGCCGATACAGCATCTAATATTTCGGGAGGCGTTACGGTTCCGCCTTCAATTAACGGAAATACTTCAACGGTGCCCGGAATAGGATTTTCAATTTGAACATCAATAATCAATGGGCTTGCAGTTCTGGTCCAATATTCATACGCCCCGGAAGGACCGGCAACAGAAAACGAACTCGGAGCAAGTTTTATTCTCTCTCGCATAGCATCATCTGTTTCGTTATCGGTTCCTCCTTCTGAAACGGTAGTATTTGATACGGTAGCCAGATAAGGTTGAGGATCCATAATAACAGTAATGGTCCCTATTTCATAATTATTATATGTTTTTCCGTCTGATTGAGCTATTGCAGTTGCGATAACTGTATTAGTTCCAGTTAATACGGTGTAATCCTGGATTAATTCAAATATTGCCCGGCCATCAGTAGACGAAACGCGCAATCCTGACGGTATCACGATATCTCCATGACCTTCGACTAAAGTAAGTAACAATGTTGTTCTAGCGGCTTGTGATGGAAGCCTAACTACTCCTACCAATTCACCTAAATAATCTAACATTGGGAACCTGGCATAAGCAACAAGATTTTGCATTGCTGCATCTTGAATTTGATTCCTAACCAATTGCTCGCGATAAGCAAAAGCATTAATTAAAAACATTTCAACTTGCGCTGGCTCAAGTGTTTTTCCGACACGTGATTCATAATCAGCAACCATTTCATTTATGATAGTTTGAGGATCTCTATTTATAAATTCCGGTATAGGAAGGCTCATATATTTTTTTAAACAAATATAGCAGTTTTTGAAAGAATACATTTAAATAAAAAACCCTGCCTGGTTTATCAGATAGGGTTTTAAAAATAATTTTTACACGTGGAATTCAAATATAATACTTATTTCGATAGTTTGTGAGCGAAAATTTTAATAATTGTACTTACCGGAATTATTGAAGCAACAAACCTAAGCCATCGACCAGCATTGGTAGTTGATGTTGATTGAGAATAATTGGTTGCTGCATTTTGAAGCACATCAATTAAATAAGCTTCAGACATATTATTAGTTTTTTTTTTCATATTATTTATTATTTTCGATTAAATCCGATGGGTTCATTGTTTTTTCAAACTTATAAATTCTTTCCATTAATGCTGCTGGAGGATATTTCTTATCAGATAAGATAAATATATTTCTCATGATCTTTGAAATAGGATACATTAAAGTCATTAATTGAATAGTAATTCTAAATGTTTGACCAATAGCATTTTCTCCAATAATTAAACTAATCATTTCAAGCATTGCATAAGAAACAATTGTTCCAGCGATTAATCCAAAGTTTTTCTTTCTCATTTCTTTCCAGCAAAAAGTATCATATATTCGATGATATATTGCTCCAACAATCATATTTATTATAATCGCAGCTATATAGAAACTACAAAATTGAATGTTTTTCTCGAACCACAATCCAAGATTATTAAGCAAAAATACCACTGGAGAAGCTGCAATTAGAGATTGAAAAAAGAAATTAATCTTGTCGATAAAAAGAGTTTTTTTATACGAGATTAAAATGAACCGGAAAAAGATATGTTTTATCATACTATTAAGATATAACTACAAAATTAATGTATTATTTTAAATCAAAAAAATACTTCATTACACTACAAAAGATAACTGAACTCCTATTTTTTCACCCTTCATAACTATTTTATTTTTAATCCATTCTTCCACAAATTGATTAAGCGGTTGAATTTCGGGATTCTGAAACGATCCGCCGGTCAAGAAAGTAAGAGCTTGTTGATAGGTTGGATACCCCCAATTTACCATAGTGTAGTTTGTTGGATAAACGCCATTATTTCCCATCAGGTATGATATTAACCCTCTTGGTTCCGTTTCTTCGGGATCATCATTGAACCTGAAAGTAGCTCTTTCATTAGAATTAACTTCGTCATTATCCATGCCCTGAAAAGCGAGGTAATCTGAAGCCAAAACAACTGCTTGGTTATTTTTAATGTAATACATATCAAAATCAATCCGTAAATAAGTGTCTTTTCGTTTCAATTGAATCGATGTCTCTTCAACAAATACATCTTCAAAAGTTCCTTCCGTTAATATTGGAGACATGTATGTTTGTGCGTGTAATTTCATTTTTAATAATTTGTATTAAGTGTTATCGTATGTCCCGTGCCTGATTGATTGGAAATAGATGTTGCGTTACTTGAAATGCCAAATACTTTTACCGCAATAGTTTCCCCTGATCCGCCTGTAATAATAGGTACCGAATTTGTTACCTCAAAAACCGAATTCTTTAAGGTGATTGTGCATGTAGCACCATTACTTGTTAGTGTTTGAATTGGAGAGTTTGTCGATGAAATAGAACAGTTTTCAAAAGTTACATTCTGATGCCACACATAAATATATCCAGCCCCAAA